CGCAGGAATCAACTGTGGGATAAGCGTAAGTAGTGTGTTCAGCACTTGGGAGAACAGATCTACCACGGTTTCCAGGAAGGTGGGCAGAAGGTCTGCTACCGTTTTCAGCAATGCATTCAGAGCGGTAGGCAGAGCCGAGATGATGTTCTCGATTACAGGAGTGATGTTGGTCAGCACATCCTGGAATGCGTCCACCACATTGTTGCAGAGTTGCTCGATGTCGGCATTGGCATCACCGAAACCTACGATAAGGTTATCGATTGCCGCCTTCATGGAGTTCAGAGAACCGGAGATGGTGTGTTCAGCTTCCGCGGCGGTTGCACCTGCAATGCCCATACTCTCTTGGATGACGTGGATTGCAGAAACAACGTCCGCATAGGAACTGATGTCGTATTCAATACCGGAAATAGCCTGGGCATCCGCAAGCAGACGCTCCATTTCTTCCTTGGTGCCACCGTAGCCCAGCTTGAGGTTATCAAGCATGGTATAGTTGGCTTTTGCGAAACCCTGGTATGCGTTCTGAATGAGGGACATATCGGTGCCCATTTTGTTGGCATTGTCCGCCATGTCCGTGATTGCCATATCCGCATATTCTACGGCTTTGGCAGTATCACCGCCCAAGGACTGAATCAACGATGCGGAGAAGGATGTAACCGTCTCCATGTAGTCGTTGGCAGAAAGACCTGCCGTCTTATATGCGTTGGCGGCATATTCCTGGAGTTTATCCGAGGAGTCCTTAAAAAGGGTGTCGATACCACCGACCAACTGTTCATAGTCGGCATAGGCTTCGACTACCGCTTTACCGAGAGATACCGCTGCGGCTGCGGCGGCAGCGACCACCGCACCCATAGCGATACCAACGGTTTTTAGTGTGCCACCGAGTTTGGAGAACTTGCTCTCGGAGTCATCGGCGGCATCACCGGCATCGTCGATTTCTTCTTCCAGATCGTCTGCGGAGTCTCCGGTGTCATCCATCTCTTTGCCCAGGCTGTCCATAGCCTCTTCATTGTCCGCCAGTTCACGTTCCATGTCGTTCAGAGAGGCTTGTGCGTTATTCAGCTGGATGCGCCAAGCCTGGGTACGACGGTCGTTTTCACCGAAAGACTCGGAGGCATTAGCAAGAGCCTGTCGCAGCATTTCCACCTTTTTGCGTTGGGCTTCCACTTGCTCGGACAGAACCTTGTGCCGGGCGGCGAGGGCATCAGCAGACTTGTCATTTTTGGAGAATTGGGATTCTACCAGTTTCATTTCCGAACCCAGCACTTTGAAGGACTGGTTGATTTCGCCCAGAGCCTTCTTGAATTCCTTCTCGCCCTCCAGACCAATCTTCAGACCGAATTTATCTGCCATTTCACCACCGCCTTTCTGTTAGATTCCGTCGGGGATAATGTCATCAATGAACATTTCCCGTTTCGGTTTGGAGATTCCGTTGTATTGTTTGTGGCACTCCCAGAGGTCCAGGAGTAAACCAAACGGCATCAGCCAAACCTCATCCCAGGAAAGGTGAAGCTGGCTGATGCCGTAATAAAGAAGCCGAGTAAATAACTCTTCGTCACTTACTCGACTTCCGCGTTTTTTGCGTCTGTCTCGCTTTCAATGTTACGCTTGGTGCCCTTGAGCAGAGCGTCCATGATGGCAGACTTATAAGTTGCCAGGTCAGCCGGAACGGTGAGCAACTCCACCATATCCACGGTGAGAAGTTCACGGGGTGCATCCCTGTGCTTGAGGTTGTGGATGAGGATAGACTGGTTTGCCAGGAGTGTGATGAGCCAGACGATTTCGCCAATGGCCATCTCGAAGTTCTCGGACTTCATGAGGCTGTCACCGAGGTTTTCCAAACCGCCGTAACGACCGGCGATTTCCTTGGTAGCCTTGGTAGTGAGCATGAGGGTGTACTCTTCGCCACCCACATTGATTACAGAAGCACGGTCAGAAATCATGATGTTGTTCCTCCTTATTCAGCGGCTTCGGTGGTATAGGAAGGCTCGTAAACCTGCTTATACCAGTTTGCGATTACATCGGCTGCGACAGATGCATCACCCTCGGTGACCTCTGCCTTCCAGGGATGTTTGTTCTGTGCATCGGGCTTGTTACGGCGAATGATCGTACCCTCAATGGTAGGGGTGCTGAAAGAGATGCCATCGCCCTTGGTAGCAAGGTTGGTGGCAGGAATGCCGAACTTGACACGGTACAGCCAGTAATACTTGTACTTGCCGTTGGACTTGCGGGCGCGGAAACCGACAGCCACAGGAGCAGTCTCATCCTCTCCGGTGGAAACGATGACGCCGTTGGCATCGATGGTGGCACCAGTCAAATCGGATGCAAGAGCAGCACCGATATCATCAATGCCCAGAGAAAGAGTGCCGGACTTAAACTCCTTGACGATTTCGGCTGCACCATCATCGGCATAAAGGGTAGCCTCGGCCATCTCAACGGAGAGGTCAGCACTCATTGCCTTTGCCATCTGTACGGGAGTGGCATAGGTTTCGTTGCCTTCCTCGTCCTCGGTGATTTTTGCGTAGAACAGTTTGTCAAGACCAATAGTAGCCATGATTATTCCTCCATTTCATAGTAGTGGGCTACGTCCACAGCGTAGTGGTGGTAGCCTGTTTCGGTTTCATAACCGACATATCTGCGGTCGGTTATGGTGAAGTCTTGTGCCAGGAGCAGTTTTACGATGGCGTTTTTATCCTTCATGTAATTGCCCTGGGTAAAAAGAGACAGCCTCACTTCCTGCACATCCGCTCCGGGAGCGTTGTCAGAGTGCAGGTCGAAACTGTCGGAAAGCGGTACAACAACGATGTACCGCGAGGGTGCTTTGTCCGAGAACACACCCGTTTCCACGGGAATATCCAATGAGGACAAGGTATTCTGAATATCAGAGAGCAGACTCATCGTTTATCTACCTCCTCTTCCAATTTCCGTTGCATTGCCGCAATGGCAGCGGATTTGCTTGCGTTTTTGGCGGGTTTCATAAAGGGCTTGGCTGGCTGTCCGTGTTTACCGTATTCCAGGATGGATGCCAGTTTTGCGTTGCTGATTCCATCCGAGCGGGGTTCAGCAAAGCCCACCTTGATGTCATGGTTGCCTTCCTTGTTCAGCCGTGCAGGAGAAAGTCCTATCGAGGCTTCCAATTCACCAGTGGAACGAGAGGGATACTTGGTCCCCCTGCCTACAACACCGGAGAGGTTGCCTTTCGCTTTTTCCAGAACAACCTCGCCCCCGGCTTCCAGGACACTTTCGGCAACAGAGTCGAATTCCTTACCCAATCGGGAGATCTTTTCCAAGAACTCCTCCGGCATTTGAATTTCAGCTTTTGCCATTCGTAGCCACCACCTTTCTGGCAAGCACCTCGGTGTACATACCACGCCCTTTGACATCTTCAACAGACGTCACTTCAAACCGCTCACCATCTGTTACGATGATGTGGTCGGTGGTGATGCCTATGCCGGGGATGCATCGAAAACGAAAGAGGTCAGTTGCCTCGGAGAACGCAGCAAGGTTTGCCCAACGCTGACTGCCGTGGCGACCTTCCCGGTACACACGGACAGAGGCGAGGACTTCATCCACCGTGGTAGTGAAGCCCTCATTGTCCTTGACCCTCTTTGTGATGATGATGTCAGCAAAGCCGTTCATTTTTCCGAAACTCATACTCACACCTTCCATTCTCTGTCGAGCCGTAGGAGCAGATTAACGGTTGTCCACACCTGTTGTCCGGCTTGGACATTGTCAGCGAAAAAACCGCCCGTACTGCCGTCCCTGGACTCGTAGAAGTGGGATGCAAGCATAATCACCGCCTGTTCCGTAGTGGGAGGCATAGGAGCCTCCCCATAGGTACCGGCAGGAATGTGCTGATAGCTTTCCGCGTAGGAAACAGCGGCGGTGATGTAGCCTTTCAGCAAGGAGTCGTCAGCCTCGTGTTCCAGAATTAAGTTTTGCTTGACCTTGGTCAGAAGTTCTTCCATCACCGCCACCTCCGCTTATCAGGCGGTTGCCATCTTGAGCAACTTGACAGCTTCGGGGAGAACCAGCTTGCCGTCAACGCGCTCCTTGGCAAGGAAACCTACCATGCCGTTGCCAGCAAAGAGTTCCTTCAGTTCAGCGAAGGAGCGAGTGCCACGGTCGCCGATGTTGTAGTAGCTGAAGTCACCGAAAGCGATGGCGGGCATACCAGCGGTGATTACAGGGAAATAAGGAGAGGTGTACACCTTGAAGCCGAGGATACGGCCGGGTTCACCCTCCTGGATGGAATCAGACCAAAGAGGTCTGCCGTTCTTGTCAGTCAGCTTGCGGAGAACAGCCAAAGTCTGGTCGTTGCAGAGGAACGCAGCGTTCTTGCGGTAGGGACGCTTCAGCTTGTAAACCAGGTCGACCAGTTCATCGTAGGTGATGTCGGTAGCGGACGCTGCGGTCACACCGATTTCAGCACCACCCTCTTCGGCAAGCAGACCGAGAGGCTGACCCACACCGGAACCATTGAGGAAGGCGTCCTCCTCGGCATTGGCGAGAGCCTTGGTGAACTGACGGAGGATGTACTTCTCAAGACCGAATGCGTTATCGTACAGGAGTTCCTCGGTGACCTTGACAGCAACATGAAGCTTGTGGGCATCCAGGTTGATCTGTGCGAAGGTAGCGTCGCCCCAGGTGAGAGCCTCGCCCTCATCAATCCACGCAGCCGCGGGCTTGGTGCCGGCAATGTTGATTTTACGCTCACCGCTGGTGGTGATGGTAGTACCCAGCTTACGGAAGACGTTCTCCTCGGTCAAACCCTCGATGAGGCGAGTGTCGTACTCTTCGGGAACCAGGTAGCCGCCGTCAGCATCGATGCCCTCGGTCAGCACGTTGGAAATGTTGCGGAAGTTGGTACGAAGAGCCTTGAGCATATCCGCACGGTATGCATCGGAAGCACGGCCGGTCTTGGGCTTCTGAGCCGCAGGTGTGCCGTTCATGGGCTTTTCGGTGATGGGAGTGGAAGTGGGCTTGGAAAGCTGGGCATCCATGGCGGACATAGCCTCCATACGCTCGATCTCAGCACCATAAGCCTGGACCTTCTTTTCCATCTCGGCATAGGTCTTGGCATCCTCATCGGAAAGCAGACCGTCAGAGTTACGCTTGGTTTCAACAAAAGCCTTTGCGGCCTCCCAAGCCTGGTTGCGCTTTGCGCGCAGTTCGTTGATAGTCATAATAAATTACCTCCAGTTTTTCATGAGATTGAGCCGTTCCAACAGGTCATCGGCTCTGTGTTTGTGGGTGGGTTTGGGTTCGATGGCACACTTCTGGGCAATCTTCCCCATAAGGGAATTGACCACGTTTGCCTTGGAATACAGCATGGATACCGCGGGAACAGGGGCATCCTCGGAATCTGCGGAACGCTTCATGATTTCATCAGCAAAGCCGAGTTCCACAGCTTTGTTGGCGTCCATCCAGGTTTCCGCATCCATGAGGTGGGACAGTTTGGCACGAGACAAGCCGGTCTTGATTTCGTAGGCGTTGATGATGGAATCCTTGACGCTTCCCAGCATCTCGATGGCTTTTTGCATTTCCGCAGAATCACCGAAAGCAATGGTCATCGGATTGTGGATCATCAGCATAGACACGGGGGACATCAGCACCTTCGTGCCTGCCATAGCAATAACGGATGCTGCGGAGGCAGCGATGCCGTCAATCTTGACCGTGACATTGCCGGGGTAATCCATCAGCATATTGTAGATTTGGGCTGCAGCAACGCAGTCACCACCGGGGCTGTTGATCCACACGGTAATGTCTCCTGTACCCGCCATCAGTTCATCTTTGAACAGCTGGGGTGTGACATCATCGTCAAACCAACTTTCCTCTGCGATGGTGCCGTTGAGGTGCAGAGTCCGTACCTCCGGTTCCGTCTCCGTCTGTGCCTGGTTCTTCCACTTCCAGAACTTCTTCATCGGTTTCTTCCTCCTTTCCGTTATCGTTGGTAGGTGTATTTGCAAAAGCCCCGGCATCACAGAGCGGGAGCATATTGCCGTTGATGAGGTAAAGGTCGCCACCTTCTTCCGCAGGAATGCGGTCGAGGTTTTCCAGTTCACGGATGTCGTTTGCGGACATCCAACCATTCTGGCGACCGATGGCGTAGCCGTTCATACGGCTCTGATAATCGCCACGGAGCAGACCCTCCACATTGAACTTCACGTAGTACACAGCCTTTTCATCCCCGTTCAGAAGAGAACGCTGAATGGACTGTTCCCAACGGATAACCCAGGGGTCGAGAGTGTACTTGACGAACTCCAGAGATTGCTGCTCAATATTAGAAAAGCTCGACTTTTCCAGGTCACCCACCATGTGGGGCGGGACACGGAAAATTCGAGCGATTTCATTGATTTGGAATTTGCGGGTCTCAAGGAACTGCGCCTGTTCCGGGGAGATGCCGATGGGCGTGTACTTCATGCCTTCCTCAAGTACCGCAATTTTGTTAGCGTTTCCGCTACCGCCGAAAGTGGACTGCCAGCTTTCACGAACACGCTGCGGATCTTTGATGGTGCCTGGGTGTTCCAACACACCACCGGGGGCAGCACCATTGGCGAAGAACTTTGCTCCGTACTCTTCACAGGCAATTGCCATGCCGATGGCGTTCTTCGCCATAGCAATGGGGCTGTAGCCTACAAGTCCGTCAAAGCCAAGCCCCGGAATATGAAGCACATCCGAGGGTTGCAACGTTACCGCATAATCCTTATTTTTGAATGCCTCATCGGGGCCACGGTAATAGGTGTAGTACAGATGCCCATGCTCATCTCTGTCCACCGACATCTTGTTCGGCATCAGAGGATACAGGGCAATGACCTCACCCTTACCATTTCGGATTACCTGGGCATACGCATTTCCCCAGAGAAGCAGATGGGTCATGAGCGTCTCTCGGAAAACAAAAGAGGACATTTCCGGGTTCGGCTCATCATGGAGAAGTCGGTACAAAGGATGGTCGATGGCTTTCTCCTTACTGCCATCTTCCTTGTAGCGGTAAAGGTGGAGCGGAAGTCCCGCCACAGCCTCTGCCAGGATGCGAACACACGAGTACACCGCTGTCATCTGCATGGCAGACCGCTCGGTTACGGTTTTGCCGGAGGTCGTACCGCCCATGTAAAAGGCATAGGCACTTCCGGCTGTTCTGTTTTGAGGCTTATCCCTGGACTTGAACAGACCAGCAAAGATACCCATTATGCATCACCTTCTTTCAGTCGCTCACGCAGAGCATCAAAAAACGCCCTGCCTTTTATAGGAAGTCCTGCGGTGAGACGTTCCTCTTCAAAAGCAAAGCGTATTTCCAGTTGCTCTACAGAATAATGTTTCAAAAATGTGCGCCATGTGCGAGAGTCCCAATCGCGCAGTTTTTCCCATAGTTCTGGGAAATGCTTTCGTAATTTACGGAGTTCATCGTAGGATTGCAGTGGGCAACACCAGCAGGATACACGGTGAAAAATGTCATACAGTCCGCCCCAATCAAAGCCACGTTCCTTGCAGTAGGCAAGACAATCAGCTTCGGTCATGCCCCATTCCACCAGGGGGTAACGGAAATCACGGATGCGTTGTGGTTCATCGGCGGCTATTCCAATATACTGCACTAACTCGTATTCCTTTGCCAAATCACGAAGATAGCGGTCGATGATTCGCTGTTTCAACATTGCGGTACACCAACGATTTCTGGGACCCGCCCAGCTGTAACCTTTGCGTCCGAACAGTTCCGGGTTCTTTCTCTTGGGCATATGCTCCAGAAGCAAATACTCAAATGAATATTCGGACTTGAGCCTGGTGATTGGCCTTTCGATGTATTTCTCAAGTTTGTTAATATGCTGATACATACCATCAAACTCCAAACCAGTATCGCAGAACAGAATCAGATCGACTTGCCAACCTTCCTCCAACATCCGCAGAAGCATTGCTGTTGAGTCTTTGCCACCGGAGAGTGAAACAATATGCAATTTAGGTTTATCCATTTCACACCCTCCAATCAGATAAACAAAATGCCTCGGTCATCATAGACCGAAGCACCAGTATCGTTTGCACAGCGGATCGCACGGTCGAGAGCCATTATGGTAGCTACGGCACCGTCGATTTTCTCTGTGGACTTTTCCTTATCCGGCTTGATATTGCCAGCCGGGTCGGTGCGGATGAAGATGTTATCCATCATCCAACGGAGAACAGGGTGTCCGCCGTGAGCCACCCTCTCCTCAAGCACCAGTTTCATTAGTTCCTTCGTGGGAGGAGACATATCCTTAAAACCCTGTCCGAAAGGAACTACCGTAAAGCCCATGCCCTCCAGGTTCTGTACCATCTGTACAGCACCCCAACGGTCAAAGGCAATTTCACGGATGTTGTAGCGTTCGCCCAGACGCTCAATGAATTTCTCGATGTAGCCGTAGTGAACCACGTTGCCTTCTGTGGTCTGAAGGAAACCCTGCCGTTCCCAAACATCATAAGGGACATGGTCACGCCGGACACGAAGGTCGAGATTATCCTCCGGTATCCAGAAGTACGGTAGTATCATATATTTGTCATCTTCATCGGTAGGTGGGAACACCAACACAAGTGCTGTGATGTCCGTTGTGGACGACAGGTCAAGCCCCCCGTAGCAAATGCGGCCTTCAAGGTCATCCTCATTTACTGCGAATTCGCACTTGTCCCAAAGGTGCATCGGCATCCAACGGACTGCCTGCTTAACCCACTGGTTCAAACGGAGCTGCCGGAAAGCATTCTCCTCACCTGGGTTCTGCTTGGCTGATTCGCAAGCATCTCGCACCTTGTCAATGCCCACCGTAATGCCGAGGGAGGGATTGGCTTTCTTCCAGGTCTTGGGGTCCGTCCAATCGTCACTCTCGTCAGCACCGTAGATGACGGGATAAAAGGTGTGGTCGATTTTACGACCCTCAATGATGTCCTTTGCCTTTTGGTGGATCTCGTAGCAGATGGACTTGGTGTCATTGCCCGCTGTGGTAATAAGGAAGTACAGAGGCTGCATACGAGCATCACCGGAGCCTTTGGTCATAACATCAAACAGTTTTCGGTTGGGCTGTGTGTGCAACTCATCGAAAACTACACCGTGGGTGTTGAAACCGTGCTTGTTGCCAACGTCAGCAGAAAGCACCTGGTAGATACTGCCCGTTGGCTGATAGATGAGCCGTTTCTGGGAATCCAGTATCTTTACTCGTTTGGAGAGTGCGGGACACATACGAACCATGTCGGCAGCTACGTTGAAAACGATGGATGCCTGCTGTCGGTCGGCTGCACAGCCGTAAACCTCGGCTCGTTCCTCTCCGTCACCGCAGGTCAGCAAAAGTGCAACGGCGGCAGCAAGTTCGGATTTGCCTTGTTTCTTGGGGATTTCAATGTAAGCGGTATTGAACTGACGGTAGCCGTTGGGCTTCAGCGTTCCGAAGATATCCCGTATAATCTGCTCCTGCCAATCAATCAGTTCAAAAGGCTTTCTTGCCCAGGTGCCTTTGGTGTGGCACAGGGACTCAATGAATGCGACCGCATAGTCTGCGGAGGCTTTATCGTAATAGCAACCCTTGTCCATGAATCGGGTTGGCTTGTACTTTTTCAGTTTTCTGATATGCGGTCACCTCCTTCAAAAGGGCATAAAAAATAGCCGCCACCAAAATCGGTGCGACTTTGCATATACGAGGAACAGAGCCTCACGGCTCCATCCCTTGGGTTGTTTTGTTATTTTACCTGCTCAAAGCACCAAGCGAGTGCGTGACCGCCGTCCTTGAAGGTCTCTTTGGCTTCTGCCCAGGGGGAAAGGCGACATTCGATTGCGCTCAGTCCTGTTTCTTCTGGGGTTTCGACAAACTCGAAAATCATAGCGGTAAAACCGCCTCTCCAGGTGATGTCGGTAACGAAAACCTTGTCACCGTACTGAATGACCGCGCCGTAGGTGGCGGAAACCGAAAGCTGAAGGTGTTCGATGTTAGTGAAGTCCATGTTCGTCCTCCTTAAGCCTTCTGCATCAGAAGTGCAGGGACCTTGGCGCGTTCGCCCGTAATCCAGTCGGTGTAGTTTGCGTTGACCTCGGTGGTGCCTACCATCCGGTAGCCGACTTTCTCAAAGGCAACCAGGGTTTTAATCAGACCGGAGAAGTTGCTACTGATGGTGAACTCGGTGATGCCGTTCTGCTCAAAGGTGGCGGTGATGGCTTCGATGTCCTCGTCCCAAATGACCTCGGAGAAGTCAATAAGGTCGTTGCCGTTGTGGCAGCTGGTGCGGTAAGCCCAAAATGCGGTGGGGTTGATACCCTCTGCCTTGAGGTCTTTGACCTGGTTGGCAATGGCGTTTTCAAATGCGGTAATCTGTTTCATGGTGTTTTCCTCCGAAAAGTGTGTATTTCCCTTGCGGTGTACACATATTAACTCTAAAAGCACATATTATCCAGTCATTTTGCGATAATATACTACACGATCATTTTGACCATTTCGGGGGCCAAATTGTGTAGATTATGCCTCGCCCGTAAGGATAAAATGTACATATTCGGAGCGATGTTCTTCAATGAAAACTACCAGTTCAAAGAACCGCAATTCGTGTGCGATTTGCTGCACCATAGGCAGGTCAAACATATTGGTTCGTCCGGTTGCACGGATTGCGAGGATTTGCTCTCGAATCTTGTCAGTCATCGATAACATCCTCACATTCCGTACAGCCTTCGAGTAGTTGCAGATAGATGTTGGTATAACGATCACGCTCTGCGCCTTCACACATGGTCATACCTTCCAGGTAAAAAGCAGTAGCCTCTGCTCTCGAATCCCAGACTTTGGTTTCACCGTAACAGGTGACCTTTACGGAATCAAGACGGTTGCAGGCATCTTCACCATAGACAACACCCAGGCTTGAGCCGATGTCCCATCTCACGTGGATGGTACCTGTATCGTCAACACCGCGAACCGTACCACGACAGCCGGGTACAAGGTCGGTGCGATAGGGATCATTCATTTTGGTCAGTTCCACACGGCAACCAACAGGATAATCAAGTTTGATTCGTGCGAGGGTTTCCTTGCTTATACCGAACATTACACTTCACCATCCTTCCAGATACGCTTACCGCTTTTGAATGCAGAACTTCCCGTAAGGTTACGGAGCAAAATCTTTCGTTCAGACGCGAACTCTGCGCCAATGAAACCAAGGCGGAGCAGGAAGCAACGGAATGCGTACTTTTCGTTATCCGTTTCCTTTTCCTTTGCCACTACACGCTTCTGGTTTCGTGCCATTTCACACAGCTTGCAGATAAAGCTGTCATAGGCTTTCAGTTCATCGGGTGTGGGGACCGTAGGAAACCAAGGGAAAGAAACCTTTTCGTCTGTGATTTCCAAGGGGAGACTATCCACACCCAAGGCTTTCTTGATGAGGCTTCCTTTGGATACGATGATGCCTTTGAGGTTTTCCAGGTTGCTGTCGGTGAAAAGACTGCGAGGCATAGAGATGCAGATTCCGCAAGGCTCGTCTGCCTCAATCGGCTCTTCGGACTCATCGTCCTCAATGCAGTCATCCAGAGGATCTTCAGCCTGGAAGCCTTTCTCTCGCAGAAAGCGGATGAGGGGAGCTGCGAGGCTGAGTTCCTCAAAGGTGACCTTGCCATCAACGCTGATGTTGAAGGGGCCAACCTGGTAGGCAAAGCCGGGGGCACCGAGGTACTTGGGCTTTTCTTCGGTGTGCTGGGCAATGGCTGCGACCAGCTGTTTGCGGTCGGAACCGCTAACGTTGTAGTTGATAATCATATTCGTGACCTCCTTTAATTTGGGTAGTCACATATTACCGTCATGTTCGGTATATATCCAGTCATATCCGCACATTTGCGGTGTAGATTATATCGGCTCATTATGGGCCTCATTTTGTGTACAGTACACGATGCCGGACAGTACGAAAAACACGCAAGGTAAAGCCACACCATTACCCCACATCTTATACTCGGCTGCATCCGAATGAGGATCACGCAGCCACTTGGCTATCTGTTTCAGAGACTTGGGTTTGGTAGAACCACCCACAATTCTGCGGTGGGTTTCAAACACATCGTACCAATAGCGGATGTCCTCCATAGTGGGTTCCGGTGTTTCAAGGGCATCACACCACCAATCGGGAAAGCCTTGGAGCCTTGCACACTCGGTGGGGGTTAGTCTGCGGACTGTGTATCCGCTCTGAATCGCCCCCGGACCCTTGGCAACAAGGGTGGGTTGCAGTTCTTCTACGAAAGTAGGGGCGAACTTTGCATTCTTACCCTGGTTGAAGGTATCCCTGCCGATGCCGTAGCAAACAGCGGTGGGGTCCTTATAATCCCGTGCCAGCATGGTGGGTGCGGTGTCTTCGGCAACCTGGGCAAAGCTACCCGTGGTCATTGCGTAAACAGCATGACGATCTACGGTGTTAAGCGTGTACATCACATCAGACTCTTTGTAGCCGTCTCCCTGGTGAGAAGGACGTGTTCCGTTACCCTCGATTACAATCGTGCCACCCTGGTTGCAGGTGGGATTACCACCATTGGCATCCAATGTCCGAGAAGTGTCGGCACGATAGAATCCCACATGGGGGTTAGCGGATTTCATTCCGTTGCTGTCCTTGGAAGAGATGCCAAAAGCCTGGAGAACGCAGTTGAAGTGGTTCTTGTCGGGCATCCGCTGATTGCCACCGGCGTTGTGTGCCGTGAGCGTGGGCGCGACCTGGTCACCATCCCAATTACAAGCGTGGCACTCACCACTCACCACGAAGGGCTGATTATTTCCACCCATTCCATAGTTTGCAGATACGGTGGGAGCGGTGTCCACGGGTCCGGTGTAACGGGTATCCTGGCTGTGGTTTTCATAAACGGTGGCGGGGACAACTCCGGCTCGGAGCGTTGGTGAAGTTTCTTCCTCATATCCAATGCTACGACTCTGTGCGGAATGCTCCGTGCAGAATCCGGCTGCCTCCATCACC